GTTCGCTGACCAACAAACTCAGAAGGAGTCTTGCAAAGTAACAATCCGCCAATCTCAATGCTGTCTTTAAAACGGCTATTGGGATCAACTAGCAGTTGAAATTTAGGTTGCTCTTCTACACTTACCACCTCCCAACCTTCGCGCAATTTGGCGGAGAGGTTACGAGGGTCAGCATTGTTCAAAGTAGAAACCCGAATCCATCTGTACGCAAAGCCCGGAGCCTTATCGGGTTCCGGTAGAAGTTCCGCCTGCTGCCACTGCTTGGGGCGCTCTTGAGAAGTTCTATTTGTAATCTCGCGTTGTAATCTGCTTTCAGCCATTTAGGCCTCCAATTTCATAAGTTCACGAGCATATTGCTCGTTGGTTAATCCAAATTTCTTTGCCAAGCCCACCTGCGTCTTAGAAAGAACTACTTTTTTAGGAGCAGTACTCCTTTTAGCTGGTGCGACCACCGTGCTTGGTTTTGTACGTTGAGGTTTATCTTCCTCTTCGTTGTAAGTAGTGCCAAATTCTTCTGGGAACCGGCGCTGAACTTCTTTATCTATCGCTGCATAGTACTCATCAGTACCAATGAAGCCTCGACCATATCTAGCCTCTAAATCCTCATGGATACCTTCAGCATATCTGCGCATAGATCGTTTATTTTGATCAACGAACCATGGGTTTTTTGACACCCATGACGCAACTTTCGGGTCCATTTGAGGGTTTTGAGACCTCTGTGGTGTGATTTGTACATCATTTTCTTCGTTTTGTACAGTAGGTTTGAAATTTTTTGCTTTATCGAGCTTAAGCTGAGCACGGATCATCTCCTGCTGAGCTTCAAGTAACTTATCGGAATCACCCGAGTCGTAGGCTTCTTTGTAGTTACGGCTGGCTTTATCGACTTCCATTTCAGCGCTAGACTGATATGTAGAAATAAGCTCTTTTTCGCCTGATTGCAGGACATTTTTAAGCTTACGGTTCTCGTCAAGAATACGTTGTGCAACGGCTAAAGCCTCTTGTTGCTCACGTAATGCAGCCTCTTTCTCCCTACGCTCGTCGTGCCAAGCCTTCTTGTACTGCTTAAATTTAAGCTTTACATTGTGGGAGTAATCTTCAGAGTCGTCGGCTTTCTCCAAGTCCTCTTTAATACTGCTCGGAAGGGGTTCTACGAACCTATCTTCGGGGGGAGTATCGTCTTTTACGTCGATATTAATATCTACGTCATCGCCCTCAACAGAGATATCTAGGGTATCTTCGGGTTTACCCTTATCTTCTTCGTCGGGGAACTTATAGCTATCGCTAAATTTAGGCATGTGCGCTCCTTATTTGCGTTTTATGCCGCGTGGATCGTCAACAATACCTTCTACAGTATCGTCGTTGATGATGCGGAACTCTCTACCGTGGATGACCAGTCGTGAGCCAGCGTAGGGCCGGACCAAGACAAAGTCGCCTTGTTTACACCAAGGTCCCGTTGGGAACTTTGTTGTATCTTTGTAACAGTCTGGGCCAAGCTCAACTACAAACAAGACCGTTGTGAGGGTCTCTTCGTTGCGCATGGTTTCGTCTGCTTTAATCAAACCAGCTTCACTCTCTTCAAACTGCTTCTCCGCCTCAGGTATTGCGCACAGGATGCGGTAGCCTGATGGTTTAGGTAGCTGTTTTGCTTTCTCTTCCGCTTTTTTGTGCATCAGTGCTGATAGATCAACGACCTTGCTCAAGTCCAGCGTAGGTAAATCACTCATCCGAGTTCTCCAAGTTTTTTGTCAGGTCTGCAATGTTTCTGCGAGCTGTGAGTAGACCTGTGATAACCCCACATTTATTGCAGTACTCCTCGTAAGACTTAGCAGATTTGGCTCCTAAGTCTTCTTCGATTTGTTTGATGCTTGCATCAATTTGCTGGATCAAAAGATCCATTGCTTGTCTAGTTTGATACATCAGTTACCTTCCTTTGGTTTCTGCTGTTTCGATCGGCTCTCCGCATTCATGCGGGCAATCCTCTCTTGATTAGCCAACATCATCTGGTGCTTCTGTAGCTCCATGCCGGTTGTAAAGCCAGCCTGCTCATGCGTGTGATCACGCTGCTGTTTGTCAGCCTGCGCTTTCATCGCAATTTTTACGCCTTCAGTCTCCTGCTGTGCGTTAATCCGCTCGCGCTCAATCTGAAGCTGAGCTTGTTTGAGCATGACATCTGCTTGATCTTTAGCCGCCTTACGCTGGTTCTCTTGCACCTTAAGCTGAAGTTCTTGCTGCTGCAACTGAATGAGCGGATCTTCCTGCATCTGCTGATTCTTCTTCTGTTGAGCTTGTTGTTGAGCTTGCTGTAAGAGCTGCTGAGCCGCTTGCGCCGCCATCTGAGACACTTGAACCTCCATCTCTGGGGACATCTCAACTTCATCCGCATCTTCTTGGTACGGAGGCAGTGTTTGCCCCATCGCCTGCTCAATCTGTTTGCGCATCTCCATACCCAAGTGTTCAGCAATGTGAGCTGAGCCTGCGGCCATAAGCTGCTGCGCCAATTGAGGATTCTGTCCGACCATCTGTTGAATACGAGGATCTTGAGCCATGGCCATGTGAACAGCAATGTGAGCTTGGTGATCTTGGTACAGGAACGCTTTAACAGGTTTGTTCATCAACATGTTCTGGTTCTCTGTGACTGGATCACGAGGCTTCATGTCGTCATGAATCGGTACAAGTTTCTGATAGTTCTTAATACCTAACACGTCGAGCATCTGACGATGCAAAAGAGGCAGGTCATACAACTGCGGAGCTGTCTGCGCAAGCTGCAGCGCAGCCTGATACTGAACAACTTTCTGAGCCATCGTCGCAGCGTTGGGATCGCTCACTGGGATGATGTCAACTTGGTCGTAGTCAGACTGCTTCGCACGACGACCGCCTTCTTCTGGCTCGTAACTGTACGTAGGTGGCGTATAGTCGCGGATGATTACTTTCAAGAGCTTGAACTCTTGTTTCATCGAGTAGTGGATGCGAGACTGAACAGCACTCATCGTCTTGAGCTGACGCTCAAGAATAGCCAACGTAGTGCCCACAGGTGCTTGAGCACTCATGTCCGATGTCTGCAACTCCACGGCTCCCGCAAACTTGCGACCTTCATCAATGATCTGATTTAAGAGCGCCGCCAAGACCTGTGATGGCTCCTTGTATGGCAGGGGCATGATGTTGTCACGCATCGTGCCGCTAGGAACGTCTACATCACGGAACTCGCCGGGGGAGATCGGGGTGTCGTCGCCTTTGGTACGTAGTCCTCGAGTTTTAAATCCCCCGGGTAGATTAGATAGAGTTCCAGCGTCCACCAACTGACGAAGAATAGAAGTACCAGATTTAGCAAAAGCACCAATAAGATGGACAAGGCCAAAATTATAAAAACCAAACCCGGGAATGTAACCGTAGTGGACGAAATGCGTACGCTTTTGGCAGAGGTCGTCGTCTGGTTCCCAGTTGCGGCGGATCGCAAGGATGTTCGTTGTACCCTTCTCAATCGTGACGATGTACGGGAGCGCAATCCCCGTCTCTTTGCCTGTGTCTTCGTCTTTATGCTCATAGCCTTCAAGGTCTAAGTCGACCTGCATCTCCAAGAGTTTAAATCGGTCATCTTGCGTTGCACGAAAGCCCATCTTTTCTGCAATACGCTTCTCAACTTCGTCCATTGTTTGGGTAGGCTCACCCAAGTCAATATCACGGTAGAAACCCTCATGCTGTAAACGTTTCAAGTCGTTCTTGTTCTTACGCATAACGTGCGTAATACGTTCTGCATCAGCAAGACTTGAAGCACCGTAAGGCACGACCACATCTTCTGCTGGCGCATACATAGACACCTGACGACCCAGTGATGGATCGTAGTAAACTTTCTTGAATGCGTTACCAGCAAGGCCCAAGCCCCAGAGCATGCGCTCATGCTCAGGTCTGTATTCTTTCATCACGTCAGTAAGCTGATAGTTCATGTCTTCTTGAACTCGCTCCGCCGCGTCTTTCTTCTCTGGGGTTTCTTTGCCGATGATCTTAGTCTTGACTGGGCCAGCCGCAGGGAATGTCTCCATCATGGTCTCAGCTTGGAACTTCACAACTGCTTCAGTCAAGAGCGGGTGGTACACGCCACAAGCACCGGGCCAAGGCTCTGTTCTTTCCTCAATCTTCAAGCCTAATAGTTCTAGGCCATCAACGTAAGTCTGTACCCAATCTTTACGAGCAGATACGTCAGACTCATAGTCGCCAATCAACTCACCCGCAAGTGATGCAAGGACATCTTCAGGGATGTCTTCGGCTAAGTTTTTACTAAACTCATCATCGCCCTCTTCTGGCTCAATCTCAATTTCTACGTCCCCCGCTTTAATGCGCACTGCCTCAGGGTCTTCAATCTCAATTTCGATTGGCTCTTCTGCTTCCCCCAACTGATCCAGTCCTTGAGGAGCCTCGTACAGAGCTTTATCTATATTTGTCGCCATGATGTATCCTTAGTAGTACGCAGCTTTTTTGCGATACTGTTTTAAAAAATTATCTTCCGGCTCGTCCGTCGGAAGTCGTAAAAACCCACCCTGCCGGAATCTTAACAGCGCAAGCGTTGTAGAGTCCACCAAGTCGTCGTTGGTGCCAGCTGGGAAGTCGTTGCACTCTTCTATTACTTCCTTAGCCCACCGGTGGTCTGGTGCAAACACAATGCCAGACGCAAATAAGTCAGACACTGCGTTCACACGTGCTATTTTGTCCTGTCCTTTGCCCGGAGTAAACTCCCCTACAGGTACGCCCATGCGCCTAAACTCCTGATACAGCGCCGATCCGTTGGATTTCTTCTCCACCATAAACGCATCTGGCTGCCACTCCTTGTACTCCTCAAGCACCAGCTTCTTAAGCTCTGGGTACTCCATCCTTTTCTTGATGGCATTGAGCAAGATGATGGCAAAGTTCTGTGTTTCCTCGTTATAGAACACACCCCACGTCGTTAACGCGTTATAGTCAGCCCTATTAGTGGCTTCTTGCGCAGCATCGAGCGACATAATGATGAACTCGCAATCGGGAGGGTCTTCTTTATCCCAAATTTGCCACCATTCACGTTTAATTAGCGCCCCTTCTTCTGAAGTAGGCTTCTGCATGTACTGCGCGTTCCAATAACGGATATCCAGAGCAGCTTTTTTAGCCAATAACTCCTCAACATCCCAGAATTCTGGCCAAAGCGCCTGTCCGTCGTCTTTAATTGCAGGAAATTCGACCACTTCCCACGGATCTACGTCTTCATTCCGTTCAGTTTGCTGAACAATCATGCCCGTCAGGTCTAATTTAGACCAACGAGTCATAACTATGATAATAGCGCCACCTGGCATAAGACGCTGAAGAGGACCAGATTGAAACCACTCCCAAGCAGGTAGAAAAACATCAGGTCTACCCGTTTTGGCCTCTTGTTCAGAGTGTGGATCGTCAATAATGAAAAGGTCAGCGCCCCTACCAGCAAGAGCGCCCCCAACACCAATAGCAAAATATTCGCCATTAAAGTTAGTCCCCCATCGTGAAGCTGATTTAGAGTCAGACTGAAGCTCTACTTGCGGAAATATTCCCTTATAAGCTTCCGATCCAACGAGGTTACGCACACGACGGCCAAAGTTAACAGCCAGATCTGCCGTGTGAGACCCCATGATAATCTTTTTCTGAGGATACTTACCGAGAAACCACGCTGGTGCAAGATAGGATATGAGTTCAGACTTACCATGTCGTGGAGCAATATTAACAATGACGCGTTTTTTCTTGCCCGCCGCAATATCTTCAAAGATTTGAATAAGTTTAAGATGGTGAGGTCCGACCTTATAGCCCGGGTAGACGTGATTGATGAAGTCAAGGAAACTCTCCTTACCTAAACTCTGGGTCATCTGTGCATCGTACTGTTTTAGAAGCTCAAGCGTACGTCTTTTCTGCTTGTCAG